TAAGTTTAGCTTATGAAGATCAATGGGCTGGCTCAACTGATCTTGTTTGTCTTTATGATGGCAAGCCGACTATCTTAGACTTTAAACAATCTAACAAACCTAAAAGAGAAGAATGGATTGAAGATTATTATTATCAAATTGCTGCATACTCATTAGCACACAAAAAAAATTATGGACCAATAACTCAAGGTATGATTTCGATTTGTACTAAAGATAAATTGTATCAAGGTTTTAAGATGAATGAAGACAAATTAAAAGAGTATGAAGATAAATGGTTCAAACGTGTTGAACAATATCAAAAAATTAAACTTGACTCCTAAATCTTATTGTGATAAGATAATTTATTATCAACTAAACAATAGGAGAAAACAATGTTTGATAAAGTGAGCGAAACGTGGACTAAACCTAAAACTTTTTGGTATGCTGATATCATGGAAGGTTCTTTAGGAGATTTCCATTGCACAATTCATAAAATAAAAATTTATGGATATCAAAAAAGAATAGGTAAGAGAGATAAAAAAAATTACCTAAGACTTACTTATAAAGCTAAGATAGGTAGTCTCTCTAATCACTATGCAAAACACAAACTACAAACTGTTTACAAAACAATTCCAGCTAATTGTATTGATAAAGATTTGGATTTTGTTGTTGAAACATGTATTGAAGCTAAAAGACAAGGTTTAAAAAGAAGAATACAAAAGCTTCAAGAACAAATAGATGATATTCCTAGATATAAAAAAAATATAGAGGATAGGAAAAAACATCTCGAGTCTATTTTAGATAATAACAAAATAGATAAAGAAAACTTCTTTTGGTCGGATCGATACATAGACAAACCACCAAAAAAATTAAACATTATTGATAAATGCACTAATGAAACTATGTATTATCTTTAATTAAATTTAAGGCGGCTCAGAAATGGGTCGCCTTAATCAAAATATCTTTTTATATTATCACCCATTATCTCTTTACTTAAATCTCTTTTACCATCTAAAGAATTTAAAATTAATTCATCGATAGTATTAGGTGCTACAAGATCTATGTAGGAAACTTTAAAAGTTTGACCAATTCTGTGAGCACGGTCCTCGCTTTGATCACGATGTTCAAGATTGTAAGAGTTACTGAAATAAATAACATTCCTAGCAGCAGTAAGGGTAAGACCGAAACCGCCAACACTAGGATTACCGACAAGGAAACGACATCCATCATTGTTTTGAAAATTTTCAACAGCACGTTTACGATCATCGACACTGACCGCTCCGTATATGGAAACAAAACTTTCTTTGCCATAATTTTTCTCCAACATCTTTTCAATCTGTTTAATATTATAAATATAGTTGGCCCATATTATACTCTTCCCTGTAGTCTCCTCCAATATACTCTCAAGTTCTTGCAGCTTAGGATTAGTCTTAAATTCAACTATTTCATCGAAAATGGTTTTTGAAAAACCACAAGTTACCTGGTGTAATTTAATTATTTCAGTAAGTTTATTTGTATAGGAAACCTCTTTGTCATAAATGATAGCCCTAGCTTCTCTTTTTAATCTTGTATAAATTTTTTTCTGATCCTCAGATAATTCTATGTTTCTAATATAGTGTTGCTTTGGTGGTAAGTCTAAACAATCATCTTTAGTACATCTAAATGAAAATGCTTTTAATTTATATTCAAGTTCTTCCGTGTTTATAAATTTAACTGGTATTTTAGTAGAGTGTGTACCTAAATTAATTTCTCTTAATACAGCATAACGGTTTCTAAAAGTATAATAAGATTTAAAACCTAAAAGATCTTTACTTAAAAATTCACATTGAGTATAAAGGTCCAATGGATTTTTTGTTACTGGCGAGCCTGTCAATATACGTCTGTACTTGGCGAGATAACCTATTTTACACAATTCTTGCGTTCTCTTCGCACGTTTATTTTTTATTGTGGTACTTTCATCTACTATAAGAAGAGTTTTATCTCCTCTCTTTAACAACTGATGTTTTAAAAATTTCACACCTTTGTTTCTTGAAAGTGATTCGATATTCATTAATAGAAAAAAGAATTTGTTGTATTTATACTTTTCAAGTTTTTTAAGATTGTGTGTTTTCCAAATAAAAATATCAGGATGTACTTTAGAATGATTCTTAATTTCATTTACCCAGTTGGTGTAAACAGAATTAGGAGCTAATACAATTACATCGTTAATTTCTTTTTGTTGGTATAAAAAGTTAGCATTATCAATAGCTACTTTAGTTTTGCCTGTCCCCATCTCCATAAAGTAACCATAAGCTTTTTGCTTATGACCCAGATCGAACGCTTTAGCTTGATGTTTAAATGGCCTTGTTTTCCACACACTTGCTTCCATGCAACCTTTTAAACTTTTTCCTTTACAAATACAAATAAAAATATATAAGCGCATCAAAGGAGGTTCTATGGATTTAGAACAAGAGTCGACCATTGCGGTCGATACCGGGATGTCAAAGGACATCGCCGATTCTTGCAATAAGTTAATAGATACTCAGAAACAGTTAAAAGCGATAGACGATAAACGAAAAAAGTTAGAAGAAGTTGAACGCACTCTTTCTGAGCAAACTATTCCAAACTTAATGCAACAGGCAGGTATTTCGATGCTTAAATTAGCAGATGGTTCATCTGTTGAGATAAGTAAAAAATATGCTGCTAGAATTCCTGCAGCCAAAAGTGATGAAGCTCTATCTTGGTTAAGAGAAAATGGTTTTGAAGATCTAATCAAAAATGATCTCTCAATGTCGTTCGGTATGAAACAAGATAATGAAGCAAAAGCTTTAGCAGCGGAACTCATACAAAAAGGTTTTAACGTCAAACAAAAAACCCATGTTCATCATAGTACACTTGCTGGATTTGTAAGAGAACAAGTCGAGTCTGGTAAAGACGTACCTCATGATTTATTTGGTGTTTATGTTGCCGATAGAACTAAAATATTAACAAAGGAATAATATGCCAAAAACAGAACAAGCTCAGTCTCAAGAGCTTTCCAAAAAAACTGAGGCAAAACTTCCTGCAAAAATTGATTTAGAATCATATGCAGGACAAGGTTCGGAGTTTGTAAGTGCAAACGATCAAAAATTACCGATCCTTAAAATTCTTTATGCTAACTCACCAGTGCTTGATGAAAGTGATGGTAAGTACATAGAGACAGCAAAACCAGGTGACATCTATTCAGAAACTTCTGGAACTTTATGGAAAGGCAAAGACGGAATATTAGTTGTTCCATGTCTTTACATAAATACTTACAATGAGTGGAAAGATAGAGGTGATTCACCAGGAAGACCAGTAGGTATACATACAGATCCTGCTATTATGGCTAAAACAAATAGAGGGGATGATAACAAAGATAGACTTGAAAACGGTAACTATGTAGAAGATACAGGAAACCATTTCGTTTATATCTTAGATAAAAATTATCAACCAGTTGAGCAAGCGTTGATAACAATGAAATCTACTCAAAAGAAAAAATCTAAAACTTGGAACACTATGATTGGTACAAGAAGAAAACAAGGTAAGAAAACCATGTTCAATCCACCAAGATGGTCTACAGTTTATAGATTGAAAACTACTAAGGAATCTAATTCGCAAAACTCTTGGTATGGTTGGGTTGTTGAGTTTGATAAGTTTTTAGATGAAACTAAAGACAATAAACTTTTACAAACAACACATTCATTTTATGAGTCAGCAATGAAGAGTGATATCTTTGGTAAAGTAGATTTTGTTGAAGAAAAACAACAAATGAAAAAAGCTGATGGTGTTCCATTTTAATGATCAAGGATCTCTTAAATTTATTTCAAGGTGATCCTAGTCAGTATCTCACTACCGTTCTTACAGGGACGGTAGATGAGAGGGGCAAGCATGAAGCTGAATGTAGCACGGTTCACGAACCTGTCACTGAAGAAATTTGGAAGAAACATATATCAGGTGAGTTACGAATAGGTATTAAACCTGAAAAAGATGACGTTGTTAAATGGGGATGTATAGATATAGATCCGCGTAGTTATAAAGATTACGCATCAAAAAAATATTTAGACATTATTAGAAACAATAATTTACCTTTGGTCCCAACAAGATCTAAATCAGGTGGTCTACATTTATTTTTATTTTTAGATGATTGGTATAAGATTGTAGATGTAAAAAAAGTTTTAAACGCTTGGAATGATAAATACTTTCTGAGTGATGAAGTATTCCCAATGAACAAAGCAATGAATATGCCTTACTTTAAAGCAGATGCAACCACGGAACACGGCTATGATGATAGTGGTAATCCAATATTAGTTGGTAGATTTATAGAGATAGCAAAAACAAAAGTTTCTAGTTTAAAAGAATTACAAGATTTAAAAACAGAGGATTACGAACCTGAGTTTGACTATAGCAAGTTTCCTCCTTGCATACAAAATTTGTTAAGAGAAAAATGGGCAGGCAATCATAGAAATGATATTTTATTTAATGCTGGTGTATTAGCAAATAAACAAAGTGATACTGCATTGAGCAAAGAAGAAATGTTTGATGTATTGAAAGAACGAAACCAACAATTTTTTGTAAGACCTTTAAGTGAAAGTGAAATAAGAAGTTCCATATTAAAATCTATTGGAGTAAAAAATTATAGTTATAAGTGTCCTCCTAAGTATGGTGCACTTAGTCCAATATGTAATAAAGAAGTTTGTAAAACTAGAGCTCTAGGCATTGGTTTTGAACCACCTAATATTATAAATGATTTTACCGATATTACTTACACAAGATATATGAAAACAATAGAATATAGTTTTAAATACCAAGATGAAGAGATTACAGTTAGACCAGAAGATATGGTTGACGAAAAAGCTTGGCGAAAAAAATTATTAGGGTTTAGAATTTATTGGAAAACATTAGAGCGTCCTAAAAAAGCACCACCACCTTTTGAATTACTTATGCACCATATTGTATCTAACGCAACTGAAGATACAGAATCTAAATGGTTAGATGTATTGAATGAAGAGCAATATGATATTCTTAAAAAGTTTTTTGAAGATCATTTAGAGGTAGATGATTACAAAAAAATTAAAGATGGTTTTGTTGTCGTAGATTCCAAAACACAAATTTGTTATTTCAAACAGAATACTTTAAAACGATTTATATCAGGGAAGAAATATTTTAATACTACCAAGGAAGCAATGAAGTTATTAGATTGTCAGCATTTAGATTATCATGAAGGTGAAAAAAATGTATGGTCTGTTAAGATGCCTGAGTTTGTGGTTTATAAAGAAGTTAAAAAGAAAACACCACAAAAGAAAAATCAAATATCAGAATTAGATGACGAATACCATACAGGAAAATTCAGAACTTAAACTACTCAAAGAGTTTAGAAAAAAGACGGTAAAAATATTTGGACCACCAGGTACAGGTAAAACATACACACTCATTGAAAGAGTTTTAAAAAGACATTTAAAAAAAGGTGTCAGACCACAACAGATAGCTTTTTTATCCTTTACAAATAAAGCTGTAGATACTGCAAAAGAAAGAGCTCTTGAAGCTTTCCCACAATATGAAGCAGATGACTTTAACAAGTTTAGTACATTACATAAATATTGCAGAAAATTTTTTGAAGAAGAAGTATTTGATCCTAAAGATTGTATGATTGATTATGCATTACAAAATCATATTGTTAAAAGAACTGATTCAAGATTATCCGAAGATGACTTTACTTACAAAGATTGGTCCTTACAAATTTATAGTAAAGCAAGAAATTTAAGACTTAGTCCAACTACAGTTTATAAACAAGAAGCATACAAGAGAGATAGCCTAGATGTTTTTGTTAGAAAGATAAGAACATACGAGCATTACAAAACTTCAGGTGGTGAAAGATCTTTTATAGATTTTGATGACATGATCGAAAGAGCTATACATGAAGTTAATTTTACACCGTTAGATATTTTAATTTTAGATGAAGCTCAAGATTGTACACCACTACAATGGGATGTAATTTATAAGATGGCTAAAAATGTTAATCGTATATATTTAGCTGGTGACGATGATCAAGGTATATACAAATGGAATGGTGCAGATCCTTCATATTTTACAGACTACTTTCCAGGAAGAAAAGTTAGATTAAGAAAGACAAGAAGATTTGGTGAAGCTATTCATCACTTCTCACAAATAATTCGTAGAGGTATACAAGGTAGTATTGAAAAAGAATATCTACCATCAGACAAAGATGGATATGTTAAAAGCTATTTTGATTTTAGTGAGATACCTATAAAAAAAGAAAAAGGAACTTGGTTTATATTAGGCCGTATCAATAGCACTGTTAATGAATTAAGAATGATTGCAAAAGATGCTGGATTATATTTTAAAGATAATCATGAGAATAAATGTTTTGATCAGAAACAATGGCAAGCAATTAAGTCATGGACAAGATTAAGTAATGGTAAAAAAATAAATAAACATGATGCACAAAATTTATACAGATATATTAGAGAGCTAACACAAACCAGTTTTAGAGGAGACAAGTTTTGGATAGTAGAACCTGACTTTAGAGATTACAGTTTCGAAGAATTAAAAGATTGGTGTGGTTTAGCAATCCCTGATGAATCAAAAAAGAAACCATGGTATTGGATATTGAGACGTAACTTCAAACCAAAACAAACAAGACACTTTATTAGATTACTTAGAAACTATGGACAAGAAGAGTTAGACCAAGATCCAAAAATAATTATAGATACAATACACTCTGTTAAAGGTGATGAAGCAGATCATGTAGTTATGTACAGCAAAGGTAACTATGCATCAGACTTTGGTCACAAAAAAAGAGATGATAAAACTGATGAACGAAAAGTATGGTACACAGGAGTTACTAGAGCAAAAAGAACTTTACATTTACTTCGAACAGACTATAAGTATAACTATCCGATTGGAGCAGATTATTTAATCTATATTAAGGAGAAAATGAATGACTGATGTAAACATGTTTGACGATTTTGAAAAACGTACAAAAGATCGTCAGGTAGGTGGCCGACACTATAAAGGCTATGCCATTCAGCCATATGATTTTATTTCAAGTAATCAATTAAATTTTTTTCAAGGAGTATGTATAAAATATATTATTAGGTATTTGGAAAAGAACGGTGAGGAAGATTTGGAGAAAGTAAAACATTACTGTGATTTAGAAATAGCTAGATTAAGAAAACAAAAGAGGTTGAGTGATAAAGGAAAAATGCGAAAAGTGTGAATCACTTGCCGTACTAATTTTTAACGATAAAAACTATTGTGTTGAATGTTACGCAGAAATAAAAAAAATACCAATAAAAGAATTGATGGAGAAAAATGAGTCTACAACTAACGATGAATTTTAAAAAACATATTTGGTCATGTCCATCTGAATATAAGGATTTGACCGGTGCAAAAGAAATAGCTATCGACTTAGAAACAAAAGACGATGGTATATCTGGTGGATTAGGCGCAGGCTGGGCATTAGGTAAAGGTAGTATTATTGGTTTCGCTGTAGCTGTAGAGGGATGGCAAGGTTATTTTCCCTTTGGTCATTTCGGTGGTGGTAACATGATACCTGAGCAAGTAAAGAATTATATGAAGCAAGTGTGTGCTCTACCTTGTAGAAAAATTTTTCATAACGCACAATATGATGTGGGTTGGCTAGAAGCAGAAGGAATAAAAGTAAATGGTGAAATAGTTGATACTATG